TTATATCTGCCCAGATACCGTCCCAGGTTTCTTTTGTCTTTTCCTTCACCGTGTCCCATGCGCCGGTAATCGCGTCTTTCATAGCCGTGAACTTCTCATCCACTGCCGTCTTAATTGTATCCCACAGGCCTGAAACAAATTCCTTGATACTTTCCCATATTTCTGATGTCTTACTCTTGACATTCTCCCAGGCTGTGCTGATGGATGCCTTGATAGCATTGAACAATGTATTGGCCAGAGACTTAAGCCAATTCCAAAGAGTATTCAAGAGTGCCTTAATTCCGTTCCAGATGGTACTGGTTGCCCCGGATATGGCAGTCCAAGCCATGTTAACAACGTTTTGGATGAATGTTACGGCACCAGATACAAGCTCCTTCAATGCCTCCCAGATACCGGAGAATATCTCCTTGATTCCTTCCCAAGCAAGACTCCAGTCACCAGTGAATACGCCGACAATGAAGTCAATCACACCACCTAGCGCCGTGAGCAATCCCTCTATGATGCCGGAAACGGATTCCCAGAATCCGAAGAATGTGTCAATGGCGCTCTGCAAACATGAAGCTATAACTGGCGCTACATTTGTAATAAACCATTCGATGAATGGCTGTATGGCCCCCGTCCACAATTTGGTGACTGCATCAGCCACTTTTCCGCCAAATTCCATAAATTTATCAATTAATGGACTGAGGTACTGGTCTTTGAATTCCACAAATCGTGTGGATAGGTTCTGCAATACTGGAAGGAAATATGTGTTATAGACATCAAGCAACAGTGTTCCGATTTCCGTGAACCCTTGTTTGAAGGTTGCCAGCATTGGCGCCACATGTTCATCATATGTTGTGCCAATCTTTTCAAAAGTCTCCGCAACCAAATCTTTGATTGTAGAAAAGATAGGTTCAACCGCGCTGAATGTATCCTCCAGGGTTGTCCTGATATAATCCGCATTTTCTACGAATGGGGCTGTAATGGTGTCCAGCACATCTGCCGCAAATGTCCCAGCCAATTCCGTGGCCCCCATGAAGGCCTCGGAAAATATTCCGATAATATCTGCTGTAATCTGCTTCGCGCTGTTACTCCTGAGGGATGAAAATACCGTTGCAAGTGCTTTGGAAAAATTCCCGCTTATTTCTGCCATCCGTGAGCCTATGTCGAACATGGACACGAGATATTCCTTGATTCGGTCTTTATTTTGCTGCAGGAACAGGCTGATACCGCCCAGCAGGTTATCCGCTATGGACGCCCCTACGCTCGCCATGGAACCTGCAACCTGCCCCAGGCTATAGGCCATCTGGTCAGCAAATGAATTAGCCGAAGCCAACACCTCCGGCGATGTGAATATATCCCTCAGGCTTCCCTTGATGCTGTCTATGGAGGCTTGAATGCTGTCAAATACGGATGTATCTCCAAAACCATCCCAGAAGCCTTCTTTGAACAACCCAGCAAGTTCCTTTGCCTTTTCAATTAGCCCTGCATACTTGCTGTCCATCTCATCCACGGCCGATGTATCAAGTTCGCCCATGTCGAACTCATCCGCAGAGTACCCACCATCCGCACCGCCTCCGGAACCACCGCTACCGGAGTCTGTCTCCGGGTTGATGATATTGAGTTCATCAATGCCTGTGCTGACACTTTTCATGTCCTTGGCGGCCTTTTTAGCGGCACCTCCTGCCCCTCCGGCAGCTGCTCCGGCCTTGTCAGCGGCCTGTGCCACTGCCTCCATTCCTGCGGCGGCGGTAGATGCTCCTCCCGAGCCCTTCTTACCTGTCACCATTTCGGTAAAAGCCTTAAAGGCATTGGCCAGGCTCATCAGCTTGCTGATGATACGGTTGATTACCTGAATGACCGGGGTCAGTACATTTATAAGGCCCTGACCGATTGTGGCTTTAAGGCTGTCAAATTGGAGCTTAAGGACCCTAACCTGGTTTGCCCAGCCGTCAGCCGTCCGTATGAAGTCCCCGGATGCCAGTGACAGCTGGTCCTGCACAAACTTATACCGCAGGGCCACCTTCTCAGCCTCAGACATCTTGGCCGTTACCTTGCCATAGCCGTTCGCCAGGGCGTAACTGTCCAGGGCGCTCTGGGTCATGACGATGCCCAGGTCCTTAAGGGTTTCTGTCTCACCAGTAAAGACAGACTTTAATTTCGTGTAGGCCTCGTCCTGACTGATGTTATAAAAAGAGGCCACATCCCCAGCAAGTCCGGTCAAAGTCGTGGCCATCTCATAGGCCTGCTGCTCCCCAAATCCAAAAGCCTTGGCCATTGCCCCGAACGTTCCGGTAAACTTCTTGGCCATGGTCTCTGACAAACCGAAAGAGGTTATGGCATTCTTAGCGAAGTCATCCACCTGTTTGGACATCCGTGGGAATGTGACATCCACCACATTCTGGACTTCCGCAAGGTCGGAACCCAATTCAATACATTGTGCACCGAAGTCTATGATTTTTTTTACCGTAAATGCCGCCGCCAGGGCGGCACCTGCCTTTTTGGCCAGTCCCTGAATGCCCGCCATCTGCTGCTTGAATTGATTCTGGTTGACCACAAGGTCAAGGCCAATCTGGCCTACGCTGTCAGCCACGGTACCACCTCCTATCCACACATGGCTGCGAACATCTTCTCCAGGTTGGCCATTTCCTTCTCGAAGGTTTTCTCATCCATTTCTTTCATTTCCCGGTTACGCCAGTCATCATATATCCGGCGCTGGTCCTTTGTATAATGCTTGATAATGTCCTTATCCGTTTCAGACCGGATGGCCACCACCCGTCCCAAGGCAGTCTCCGGGGACAGGCCGGCAATCAGCGCCTTGAACTCGTCCCAAGAGACTGACTCAAATTCCTTCGTTCGTATACGCAACCCGTACTGCGACAGGAAGCTGGAAACTATCAGGTCCCAGTCCTCGAACATGTCGTAGTACGGGTCACTGCTCTCCCGGGCTGTCTACCTCATCGGTAATCAGCTGTATGGATTCCATAATGACTGTAACCAAATCCTTAAATCCGATTTTCAGCTTTTCAATCTTCTTCTTGGACTCTTCGGGGAACATCAGGTTGTAGGCCTGCAGAACTTCATCCATTCCGGGGGTATCTGCCGACATCAGTCCCATGACCTTAAGCATGGTCGGGGCATCTGCATTGACCTCCAGCACCTCACCCTTAATGACAAGGGATGGGTTTTCCTCAAAACTCAGCTTATCCGTGATATCTACTTTTCTCGCCATTGTCTAACCCTCCTTATACTGTTGATGATTGCGCTGGAGTGAAAGTTGGCTTACCATAACCCGTCACCTCAAACTCCAGACCGTCAATATTTGTCGTGTCACCACCTCCGGGCGTCGTCACATTAACGACTACGTCACAGGCCAGCTTTGCTCCGCTGACCATGGTCCACTCAAACTTGGTCATCACGTCCTGTCCAAACTTCCACGCCAGGCCGGCAATATAATCATTCCCCGGGTCCCCAACCGACCGTTTTCCCTTGAAGCTGAACCCAAGTTTCTTACCGGTCATGGCAGCCTTGGCCCATCCGGCAGCATCCATGGAATACCACTCCTCAACGGTACCGTCTATGGATGGTGCAAAGTTCTCCAGATCGGCTGGCATCACCATCTGTTCATCTGTACTCTCAAGGCCCGCAGTGCCAAACTTAAACACATTGTTATGCACGGGATACACTTTTCCCTTTGCTGCATCTGCCATCTCTTATACCTCACTTTCTCTGATATACAAAATCCAGCCATATCACATATTCGTAGACACCCTTATCATCCGTCCCCACGTCCACCGGTTCCGGGACCTGAAGGATGATGCAGTTGATGGGTGTATCCCCTATGGATAGGCTGGATACGTTTTTAAGTTTCTCATATAGTGCATAGGCAGCCCGCTCTGATGCCTGCACATCCTTGTCCCAATGGACCAGCAGTGATATACGCCGGACATCATAGCTGCTGTAATCATGGCCACCCAGCGCCATCACGGGAGGGCCGCTGCCCTGGCGGTGGTACACGCCAATGGAATGGTCCTTCTTGTTGTTCAGTTTCCCGATATAGACATTCCTGTCATCCGTAATCCCCAGGGTTCCTATGTATCCCCGGATATTATCCAGTGTCAGCATCATACACCACCTGCTTTCTTGTAAAACCGCTTAAATGCGTTCCTGGCAAAATCCTGGCTTACTCCACCAGGTAGCCACGGTTCGTACCATTCACCGCCGGCAAACGGGTTCTCGTCCGTCTGGAAGTTGTATTCCGGATGATAATACAGACGCCGCGCATAGGGCGTGTTTACCACCAGCGTCGCTTTCCCTTGACTGCACTCTTTGTAATCCGCAAAAAAGCTGTCCTCCTCCAGGTGGCCTGTGTCAAATGGCATTACCTGGGCCTGTACCACCTCTGTGTGCAGGGCTTCCGCTGTCATTTCCAGGGCGGTCACTGCTGCCTGTGTCAGCTGCTTAATCCGCGGGAAGTTCATCTTTACAGTTGATTTAACCTGCATCAAACCACCTCCAGTTGGCAATAGTTCACTGTCCCATCCAGGTTCCTGGCTTTCATCCCCTGTTCAATCCTCCGCTCTTCTCCAAATACAGTTACGGTACCCCCGCTTAAGGTTGGGAAGTCTGGGGCAATGTCCCCGGGGAACAGGGCCGTACCGGTTATCTGTACCAGCTTCTTTTCTGTGGTCAGAATGGTCTTGGCCCGGTCCTGGAAGTTACATTTCAGGTCCAGGTCCATTACCTTCTCTGGATGGCCGCGGTTGTCTGTATCCTCTGATTCCAGATGGACGTGTATATCCGTCCTGCATAGCCGTTTTGGCACTAAACATGGGTATTTCATGGCTCACCTCGCTAACCGGCAGCACAGACCCGTCTGGGACAGCAGGGCGTACACATCGCGCTTCATGGCTACACCCTTGTCTGTAAATACGTTCCAGCTGCTGCCGAACTGTGCCGACACACCATTGATGCTGTAGCCCTGCAGGATGGTGTTTATCTCGTCTATGTTCTCATACTCAAAGTCCGCCTGCTGGCAGACCACTTCCTGTATGGTTTCCTGCTGGAAGGCCGTCAGATTAGAAAATCCCCGGCCTACAATGCGGTTGTAGGTCAGGGAATCAATGTGACGGCTGGCCTGCTTAAGGGCCTTGTCCAGCTCGTCCATGGGGATTACATTACCCTTGTATGCGTCACAGTAGTACTCGTAGGTGACATAGGGTTCATAAGACATAAGGCACCTCCTATGTAACAGACCATGTACCGTCTACATTAGTTGCTGTCTTAGGCGTCTCCCCGTCCTTAAATGTAAATGATTCCGTCTTGCTTGGGACGTTCTCAAATACCTTGTCTTTAGTATTGTAAGTCACTCCAGATAAGGAGATTTCCTTAACTGCTCCCGTGGCGGTATATCCAACAGTAATAAGTCTGTCTGGGAAGTTGCTGTCCCCAGCATCTGGCGTGAGTGTTCCATACCGGACTGTCTCCCGCGCTCTGAGATATGCCCTGTTATCTGCGTCAGAAAGACTATCCTGAATGACGGTCCCTTTGTGTTGTCCTGTATATTCCCCGGACGTGGACAGCCGCTCCCCGCTGATGGGGGAATCGGAAGGCCAATCCACATTTCCATATTTCATTTCGTTTGGCATAATGCTCCTCCTTACTGCACCTTGATTTTGCGCATAATACCGGCTGCTTTGGTTGCCTTAAGAGCCGCTGTTGCCAGCATCTCTACCTCACCCTTCTTTACCGCGCCGGCTTCCTCAAATTTCGGCAGCCACTGCTTAACAGGGAGTCCTCCAGAAGGAGAAACCGCGTGGAATCCATCCAGCCCGATCCTTGCCGCATACAGGGATGTCTCTCCTTTTGTGCCGGATGCCGTATCGATGGATACAATCGGATCGTTGGAACCGCTCTTTGCGCCGAAATCCACCAGCGGGATATCTCCGTAGCTTTCAATCTGCTGGCCGAAATCATTCTTCGTTACCTGGTATATACCGGCTCTGCGAGCGCATGCCCGAATTTTCGCAATCAATTTCAGATTACCGCCAATAAAATCCGGCTTGCCGTCCAGGCCCATCAGGAACTCGTCCAACTGGTCCAGAAACAGTTGATAATTTTCGGTCACCTTGGCTGTAGTGGAAAGGTCAATTGCCGCGCTGGGCTTGTACTCTGTGGAGCTTCCAGTTACAGCCACATCCAAACCGTCAAAACTCTTTTCATTCTTGCTGGAATCACCAATAATTAGTGTCTCTGAAAACAGTGCGGATGCAGACTTTATCTTCTGCTGCATCTGGAAGGTCACCTCATCATCCACGCCTCCCATATCCGCAATCACACGGTCAATCTCGAATGCGCCTCCAAAAATCTTAATATCTGTGGTGTACTTCTGTTTCTTGGCCTCGTCCGCTGTATATTCCGCATTAACTGCGCGGAAGCTGGCTGTAGATGGTGTGATCACGCGGTAATACCCATAAGTCATGGTTGCCCCACTACCTACAGGAGATACGCAGTCATCAAAAATCATATGATCCATTAAAAAACTGGACTTACGGAATTCATCAATGACC